TAATAAGAATATTTTTTTCTTTATAAAAAACTGCTTGCCAAACAGCATAAGCAGCAACTAAAGTTGACAATCCTAACTGACGAGATTTTAAAATAATGTTAAATCTATGATCATTAAAATCTTTTACACAGTCATCTTGAAAAGGAAAAGTATTAAATCTAATTAATCCTTTTAAAGGGTGTTGGATTTTAAGGTATCTATTCATAAAATAAACTGGGTCTTTACCACATTTAATTATTTCTGAAATTTGACCGTTTTTTGATTTAACATTAGCCATTTGTTATTTTACCTCATATACATAAGTACAAGTAAATAAAAGTTTTCTAAATGGACTATAAGGACTGACAGTCATAGTTTCAAATTTATCATTGTCAGATATTTTTTTCTCGACAAGGTCTCTACCAGAACATTCTTTAAATTCTTTTTTTATTGTCTTTAGTCTTGATTTAATCATTTCATCTGATTCTTTTCTTAATCTAGCAACTTGAACGTGAAGATCATTTTCTTTAGAAGAATTAAAAATCGTCATATAACTAACATTAAGACATCCATTAACAATTTTTGCAATAGTTTTTCTAGATCCACTTTCAGATGTGTAATTATATACATTATCTATTGCAGACCCTAAATGTATTAAATCTTGTTCCATTTTAAATTCCTTTTTATCTATTTATTTAATTAATTATTACTTACAATAACTTATTTATTAGGACGCCATCCATTATTCCATTTTTCTTTATTATGGTAATAATATAAATCGTAACACATTTCACATAAATTACTTTTCTTAAGACACTCAACATCTTCTACAGTTGATATTAATTTTTTACAAAAACTGCAATCTAAAGGTAAAGGTTGGTCTCCTATAGGTCTAATAAATTTAACTCCATTTAAAATAGTTTCTTCTTCGTTATTATCTATTTTTTCCCATTTTTGTTTAAGAACAGAAGACATAAGAGTCATTTCCTTTCCTTGAAATTTCAATATTTCTATCTACTATATCTTTGATAGAATCAACATGTGATATAACTAAAATTGTTTTAAAATATTTTTTAAGACTAGTTAATAATCTAGAACAAGCTTCAATATTTGAATCGTCAAGTGCGCCAAAACCTTCATCAATTATAAAGATATTTGATTTCGGTAATGACGATATATTAATTAAAGCAACTCTTATTGCAATAGAAGTAATCATTTTTTCCATTCCACTTGCACATTCTATTATTCTTTTTGAATCACCATAATCTATATAAACGTTTAAGTTTGTTCCATCATCTTCTAAATTAATTTTGAATGTAGCAACACCTGAAAGGATTTTGTTAATTTCGTTATTAATAAGTGGTAAACTATTATTAATAAGCATAGTAGGGATTCCTTTTTTAGATATTGCATAAGAAAACAAATCAAAAGTTTTCCATGAATTTATAAGATTATAATAATCATTTTTTTCTTTATTTAAAATTTCAATTTGATTTTCTAAAACGAATATATCTTTATTATTTTTAACAATAGAGTTATCATAATCATATATGTCAGAAGATATGTCGTTTAACGTTCGTTTTAACTTTATTATCTCATTATTTAAATCATCATTTGTGATATCTTTAATTTCATCTCTTATAATCTCTAACTTTTTTATTTTTTCTTTGTTTGATTCTAATTTTTCTTTTGTATGAGATATTTTTTCATTGTTTCTTTCAATATCGATGTTAGTTTTATATTCTTTATTTAAAAGATCATTAAATTTCTTTATTTTTTCTTCTAAATTTTCTTTTTCGATTGATTTAATTGCTGATGATATTTCGATCATATCAATTTCAATTTTTCTTATTTCGTTATTTAAACTTTTAATGTTGTCTTTAGAACTATAAGCGTCTTTAATAAACTTACAACTAGAAAATGATTCATCACATGGAACTTCTTCTAGTATTTTTAAACTATTGTTATTTCTTTTTAGTTCTTCATTAATAAATAATTTATTTCTTTTAACATTATTAAGTTTAATTCTTAATTCGTCTAATCTAGATTTATCTTCTTCTAAATTTTTAATAGAATAATTTTTCTTAAAATCAGAAATTTTTTCTAAAAAGTTTTTATTACTTTCTAACTTATTTTCAAAGTCTAAAATACTATTTTGATCTGAATTTAGTCTATTCTTTAGATAGCTTATTTCGTTAGTAATTTTTTCTAGTGTATATCCTGATGGGTGTTGTTTATTTTGTTTTTCTAAATTAGAAATTTTTACTTTAATATTTACTTCTTTTTCTCTTAATTCAGAAAGATTAAATTTTATTTTTTCTGTGAGATTTTCTAATTCTAATATTTTATTTTTAGATTGTGTAATTAAATCTTTCCAATTTTTTTCTTCTAGATTTTTATGTTTATTTTTTAAAATAACATAGTCTTCTCGAGACTTTTTATAAAGCTCTTCGTATAGATCTAGTTTTAAAAACTTGGTTAAAACAGATTTTCTTGCGCTAGATTTTTCTTTTATAAAAGCATTCATTTCACCTTGTGAAGCAAAAGAAGTATAAAGAAAATCTTCTGATGTTCCGAATAAACTTCTAATAGTTTTTTCTGTTTCTCTTCTTTGTTCTTCAGTTTCATTTAATTCTTCACTATCTTGATAGTTTTTTAAAACTAAATTTGTTGTTGAAGATATTTTTCCATTTTTACTAGAATTTTTTATTGTTGATCTTTCAATTTCATATTTTGATTGACCTAATGATATTATTGCTTTAGCTTTACAACTTCCTTTTCGCGTATTAATAATATTTTGATTTTTAATAGAACCTCTATCTGTAGAATTAAATAAACAATACATCAATGTTCCAGGAATAGAAGATTTTCCTGCTCTATTGTTTCCAAACAATCCAACAACACCTTCTAGATTATCAAAGTTTATTAAATTATTTTTTCCGTAAGAAAAAGTATTATCAAAATTTAATTGGTGTATTGACCAATTTGTATTATTACTCGAAGATATCTCATCAGGTATTTGATCTAAATAGTTTTCAAATAAGTTATTAACCTTTATTGTTGTATCTTCATCAATTACTTCACCGAAAAATTCTTTGAGTAAAGATTTTCGATTATTTTTATTTCTTATGTTAAAAGACTTAGATTTTTCTTGACTTATAGAAGAAAGGTCTATATTGTTTTTACCAGTATTTTGATAGACAATTTCTTTAGCTTTTTTTTCTTCTTTAAGATAGTGATGTAATAAACGAATTTCTACTTGTGTAATATTACTATTAGATCTAATTCTAAATCTAGATTCTTTTTTTATTTTTTCTAAAAAAGGAAGTGTGTTTTCAACAGAACCTTTCCAATCTACTGTAATAAATGGGTGCGGATTATCAATCGATATAAATTTACTTTTGTAATCGTTTGAATTATTTATTTCCCATAAAAGATAACCTTTTTTAATATCTTCACCATAGTTTTGTTGTATGGTTGATCCTGGATAAGCAACTTTCTTTTCTGAATCTAGGTACTGAAATTTGTGTATATCACCTAGAAATGTGAATTCGTAATCTTCAAAAAAGCTTAAACTTACTTCTCCTTCTAATTCCCAATCAATATCAGTTTTTGATCCCCACACTGCACCATGAAAACAAGCAATATTAATTTCTCCAGGGATTGGTTTTACATTATTCCAATTTTCTTCATCAAAACAAGAAAAAACGCACCAATTAAATCCTTTAATCCCAGTTGGATAGGTTCCACTATCTTTATAAAGGTAAATATTTTTATTATTTAATGCATTTATTATTGGTGTAATTGCATCTTGTCTATCTTTGTTTAAGATTAATCCATCATGGTTACCAAGAATTATATGTGTAGGAGCAATTTCTGATAGATTATTAAACCACCAAATTAAATGATCAATAATTTCAGGTGATATTCCTTGTGTCTTAGAATGAACAATGTCACCACCAATAAAGATAATATCAGGTTTTTCTTCTTTTAAGCTTTTAAAAAGTTTTTTAAAAACAGTTTTATATTCATCATGTCTTTTAAGACCTCTCCAATGAATATCTGATATGTGTGCACATTTAAAAGTCATATTATTCCTTAAAGCATTGCTATTTTTGTTAATAGCAAATCGTTTTCTTTGTATTCTTTGGCACTTTCATAACTTTCTTGAAATTGTAAGAAAGTCATATCACCAACATCTTCAGCAATTCTAGTATCTAGAATTTTTACTTCAATATCATATTCTTTTAATAATTTAGCAATTTTTAAAGTTTTAAAGTAAACATCTTTATCTAAAGCAAGATAAACTTTAGTTTTATTTTCTACTATTTTCTTAAAAAGTTTCATGTCGTATGTTAATGATGATCCTAATAAACAAGTTGCATTATCATTAGTTTTTAATAAATCTAAAGGGCCTTCAACCAAAGTAAG